CATCGCATGGGTCGGCGGCACCAGCGTCCAGCTTGAGCTTTCCGGCGCCCCTGACAATGGCTCCGGCGCCCCCGGCTCCTACACTGTGATGTGGACCTCTCCCGTCATCGCGGTGGCGAATCTCATTATTGGAGCTCAACTTGCCAATGTCGATATGCCGAGGGTGATCTGGGAACAGGTTCTCCCGCGATACCTCCGGATGCGTACCATCGTGGTCGGCACCTTCACCACCTCCTCTCTCGAGGCGTGGATCGCGCTCGACAAGCAAGAACAGATCGTCGGCACAACCGGCGCCCTCTCCGGCTATCAAGCCGGTATCAATATCGCTAACTAACAGGAGCGCGCAATGAAAAGGTTCTTCCTCTTAGTTGCGCTGGCGCTGGGGCTCGCTGCCCCAGCCACCACTCCAGCGCATGCACAAGTCTGTGGCGTCAACACCGTTCCGCAAATCGGCGTGATCTGTGCCGTCGTGGGTCAACCGACCTACACAGCCACGGCGGTGCTATTGGCTCCAGCCTCCTCGGCCACTGACATCATGTGCCTCAACGGCTCCACCACCAAGACGGTGAGCCTACGACGCGTGTTGATCTCAGGCACCGCGGCTACAGCCATCACGACCCCGGTTCTGCTAAACCTCAACCACAGTCTCGACACCGCAGGCACTCCAGCAACCGGCCTAGCACTTCCAGTTGCGGCACCTCTAAACCCAAGCAATGCTGCCGCCACCGCGACTGTCACTGCCTGGACCACCAACGGAACCGTGAACGACACTACCCCTAATCTTCTCTGGGGTCAAGCCGTGCCGTTCCCGGTCACCACCACCGCGACCAATCCAATCACCCAGATCGAAGCAGGTCCGGGTGCGGTCACGTTGTTCAGTCAGTCTTGGGACATCCCTAAAGCTGGGACCGTAGTCCAACAAATCTGCATCAACCTCGATGGCAAGACGATTGCCACCGGACTCCTCAACATCACCTTCGAATGGGCGGAGAATTGAAATGGCGCGATGGAAACTTGCATGCCCGCACTACATCAACACAGTGCGCCCCGCCAAATGGCGCTATTCCCACACTGATCGCGCCTCGGGCGATCTTGTCGAAAAGGAGTTCATCGTTCCGCGCCTTCTCGATCCCGCCGACCCCAAGTGCTGGACCAATCGGAATCAGGTGGGTGTTCCAGTCTCAGCCGGGGGCAACATGGATGATGCTGAAGGTGAGGTCATTGTCTTTAAGGGCAAGGGCCTCCCAGGAGAAATCGAAATCTTCGGCGACCCCACTCCCGATATGATCCCCCAAGACGAGGAGGCTCAGGAAATCTCTGATAGCTTCCAGAGTCTTTGGGCCTATAAGCCTGAGCGCGCTGAGCAGAACTACTCTCAGGCTGTCGTTGATCGCGCTGATGTGACTCCTCAGCCAATCATGATCCCAGGAATGGATCAACTCGTCGGCGCCCTCGCCTCCCTAACGCAACTGATGGCCGAGCAGCAGCTCGCTTCTCGCGCCCCTGACACCATCCGACTAAAAGGCTAACCCAATGTCCACGATCACCACTAGTGTCGGCTCCCCCGGAACGGTAAGCTCCGCTAGTGGTGGCCGTGTCTACGCCTTCAATAATCTCACTACAACTCCACAACAAGTGATTGGCACTAATTCTCAGCGTCAATCAATCACGGTTCACAATCCAGGAACTGTTGACGTGTTCTTTGCTCCTTCCTTCGTTATTGGCTCAGGCAGCGATGTCGCTCTTGTTCCAACTACAGCTGCCCTTGGGGGATGCTTCCGCGTCTATGCTAATGGAGGCACCCTGACCATAACCGGTGAATGCCAAAAGCCTTGGCAAGCCTTCGCGGCAAGTGGATCCGGCAACCCTCTCACAGTGGTTGATAGCAATGTCTAAACGAGTCCTCATCGCCGCTGTCGCTCTCACCGCGCTTTGGTTCGCCTTTGGGTCGGCCCATGCCCAGAACCCAACATGCCCAACGCGCCCTGCTGGAGACTCCTCCAACTCCTGCGCCTCGACCGCGTTTGTGAACCAATTCGGCACTGGCTCCATAACGGGCACTATCACTCCTAACCTTCCCGTCATCGGCAACGCGGCTGGTAACGGCTTCACTCAAGGCACCAGATCCGGTACTACCACCAAGTTCCCAGTTATTGATGGCACCACCACCAATGGTCAATGCGCAGTCTATGACGCCTCAGGAGGTCTCTCCAGCGTCGCCTGCTCCCCGAGCGGAAGTGGTACAGTTGGCTCGGGTGTCATTGGCAACCTCGCGATCTACACTGGATCCACTGCCGTTGCTGGATCTGCTCTCTCTATCGCGGCCAACAACACGGCGCTATCTGCTCTCGCCTCCACAGCCAGCGCCCAAGTCCTCCGCTTAGGCTACGCCAATCAAGGCGATGCCCCTCCACAGATCTACAACTCTAGCAATTCCGCCTGCTCCTTATTCTCCGGCACCGGCGACGGCGGCTCCCAAGTCACCTCTTCCGATGGCAAATGCTGGCTCGCGGTTTGGCCTTCAACGGGCGCCGACAGCCGCGAATTTGGCGCGGTGGACATGACCGGGGCCACTGATGAAAGCACACCTTGGCAGAATGCCATCAACGCGCTCTCAGGCACTGGCAACGCTCTTAACATGCCTCCCGGCAAAAACAAGATCGCCACCCCACTTGATTGCCATAACAAAGTAGGCCTCACAATCAACGGCACTGTGGCGCAATTCCCCGGCTTCAATCTCGTCAATGCCACGCCTTCAGTCGGCTCTGTACTCCTTGGCCAGACCAGCGCTGAGGTCTTTGACTGCATTGGCGGCAATTCCATTCACTTCAACAACATCGCGATCTCATCTGTTGGCCTAACCAATGCCTCAAAGTACGGCCTCCTCCTCGGCTCCAGCGCCGACACATACACCGGCTCCCCCGGCGGCGCCGACATCGCGCTCAACAATGTCGTGATCAACCTCAAAGAAGGTATCAACAGCATCCCGATCTCCTTTAACAACGGCGGTGGCCTCTCCACTTGGACCAACGTCGGCGTCTCTGGAGACTACGGCTTCGCTCTAACCACTAACAACCCCCTCTCAGTCACGCCCACTTATGGCACCTACTACGCCACCGCTATTGGTACCGATGGTATGAAGTGCCTTGGCTGCTCCTCCTTAAGCACCGGCGGCGGCTTCGCCCTTTACATCGAAGCCTCTAATGACATCTCCTTCTATCAATTCTATACCGCCCAGATCAGCGGAGGAGGTGCCAGTTATCCCGGTAACGCCTATCCCATCTACATCAAGAACTCCCAAGACATTGACATCAAAGTCGAGGCCGACTACTGGCCATCAATGCTCGAGACGCAAGGTACCATCGACTCCTTGCGTATGAGTGGGATCCTCTTCCCCTTCACTACTCAACTAGTAGGTACCACTGGCTACATTGCCGATTTCCTTGGCACATCTCTAACCAACTCCCATTTTGATATTCAGGGTGTTGCTAGTGCGCCCACCGGCACTCACTATATGTACAACACCACTGTTACCATGGCCCATATCTGGAACGATAGCTTCACCTTCAACACCGCTTACACTAGCAATGTAGGCTTCTTCAACAGCGCCACGGGCAACACGTTCCTCAACCTTCAACTTAATGGCAACACTGATACATTCATATCCAGCTTCTTCATCAACGGTGGTGCAGCCCCTGCCAGTTCCTATCGCATCTTCATCAACGGCATCAAGAACGGAACCCTATAAGGAGCCCAAATGGCAGTACCTCAAGTCGCGATTGACGCAGTAACGCACTATCTCCAGAAAGGCATCGCACGTGGCCCTGCTATTGGCATTGTCTCGGTCTGCTATGCTGGGGAGTCACAGCTAAATCCAGGACCGCAGCCAGCAACAGGCTCAACTGATACTGGGGGTGTCCTATTTGGCGGGGGCGCCTTTGGCATCGCCTCGTGGAACGGCCCCCGCCAAGCCGCGCTTCAAGCCTTCGCTACGGCTAAAGGCGAGTCCCCCACTGCCGTTAACACCCAACTCGACTTCATCCTAACCGAATGCGCCAACAGCTATAGCAACGTCTGGGCCGCGATACAATCCGGCATGGCCTATACTCCATTCATCACTCTCTTCGTCACTCAATACGAAGGTCCTGCTAACCCCTCCGCTGAGATCTCGCGCTCTGTCGCCTTCGCCCAGACTCTTGATGCGGCTGTACCGCAGGTGGTCGCGCCAGTTCCAACTCCAACCCCAGCACCAAAGCCTACTCCAGTCCCAATCCCAGCCCCAGCACCAACAGGAGCCTCGACCTTGAACCCATTCCTCTTAGCCTTAATTGACGCAGTCGTCGCTAGTCTCGTCAAGGAAGTCATCGCGCAGACTGGAGTCGCGCTTCCGGTAACAGTGACGGGAACTACAACTCCAACTACTGGCACTACTCCACCGGTAGTCTCCCTTGACCCAACTACTATCGTGACCTCCATCGTCACCCCTCTCATTGCTCAGCTAACAGGAGCCCTCCCTGGCTTGATCGCGGCTGAACTTGCCAAGATCATCCCAACCACAACGGTGAAATCATCATGATCAGCACGAAGCAACTTGGTACCTTTGTTATGATCGTTATGGCGCTCGTGGCCGCGGCATCACAAGGCGCGATCCACTTGCCACTCGGCGTCCCCGAAACCTGGGGCCCATACATCACCTCATGGTCATCCTTCATCATGGCGGTCTACTTGATTGCCAATCCGTTCCTGCCTGCCTCGGTCTTCGGTCCACTCGCCCCCGCGATCCAGACACAGACTCTCACGAAGGACACCAAAGTCACCGCGCCTGCCGGGACGCAGGTCACAAAGGAAGCCCCGAAAGGATAAGTTATGCCAAGCAAATCCAAACCCCAAGCGCGCCTGATGGCCGCGGCTGCTCACACTCCCGGCGGCTTTGGAGGCGTTCCCCAGAAAGTCGGCAAGGAGTTCAACAAAGCTGATACCGGCACCAAGCAACTCTCTGTCGCGATGAAGAAGCGGAAGTCAAAGTGAACGACATCAACATCAAGGCTACTGGTCGGCTCACCGATCAAGACGAGACACTCGCCGCCGATCTCCACAATGTCGCCCGCGATATGAGGGCGATCTTGCTCGAACTTCGCGAAGTCGTCAAGTATATGAAAGACGCCGAAAGCGAAGTCCCAGAGAAGATGCGGCGCTTCATCATGTACTACCACGATGTCCATGACATCTGGAACCTGCATCACGAAGGAGGCATGGTGCCGCCGAAGTACCTCAACCGTGAGATCGAGCGCTGCCACGATCGCTTCCGCCATCTCCTCGATGAACTCTATGGCGATCAAGGCACCTTCGAGCGCGTTCGTCAGGACATGACGGAGAAGGGCGGAAATCGTTATGACTACTCCCGTCAACTAACAGCAAAGGATCATTCAGTATGAAACAAGGCAGAGGAATGAACTCCATGTCCGCGACCAAGGTCGAACCAAAGGCCACCGCCAAGTCCGTCCCTAAAGTCGCAGACATGGGGCTTCAAGTCGTCCGCACCAGACCCTATCAAGACCCTGGCCGCGGCTTCAACGCCCCCTCCCCCGTCGCCACCACCTGCCACAAAGGCGGCTCACAAGGAAAACACTGATGATCGACCATTCTGAACTACTCTCGCTCCTTCTCTTGAAAAAGGAACTTCTTGGCTACCCAGGAGCGCATCCTGCTCTGAACTATATGGTTGATTCCGCGATCACCGACGCCGAGACCGCGGCCAAGCCTGAGATGGCTGACGCGATCGAGGCCAAGAAGGCGGCCCAGCAGAAGTCGCATATTGATCAGGCTACTCTTGATCAAGAGAATGCCGTATTAGCCGCCGCGGCTATGGCTAAGGCTCGAGTGGATCAAGTCGGCCTCGATCAGCAGCAGGTTGAGGCGGATAAGAAGACCCTAGCTCAGGCGGATGCCATTATGAAAGCCAGAGAGGCTCGGTCTCAGAGCAACTCAGGGCCAATCCCGCTTGCTACGGGCCCAAAGGCGATCCCCGCTGCTCATTTTCCCCCAGGACACCACTCCAATGGCTAAGCACCCCCTCGATGACTTCCCCAGCACTATGACTCAAGGAGGCAATCGCGCTACCTGCGGCGGCGACATGACCGGTTGCGTCAAGCCGCTGCCCTACAAGGAGCCTGTGGGCCCCAAGGGCCAGATGCATAAAGGCCCCGGCCTCGGCGGCACCAACTATAGCAACTCTGGAACCCAAGGGAGACGCTAATGTGCCTATACCTATTGAGTTAACATTCAGTCCCGCAACTCTCTCAGCACTAAAGGAAACAATCATGTCCGCTCTCGATGACTCTGCCCTTACCGCGGCTGTTGCCACGCTCTCGACCACTATCTCTAGCTTTGCTTCTGACTTTGCCGCGGCTGTCGCTGCCCTTCAGGCCGCGGTCAACAATGGAAACGATGCTGCGGTGGAAGCGGCTACGGCTACTCTCGCCACTCTGAACACTCAGATGGGCGGTCTCGACACCACGGCGAAGGGACTGATTCCCACTCCGACGCCGACTCCCACTACGACACCCTCTTCATAAGGAGAAGCATCATGACCCCTCGCGAACAGTACGACGCCCTCGCGGCCAAACTCAAAGCTGATTGGGACAAGGCCACTAAGACCCCAATGACAGGGACTCAGTGGGACGCTGTCACCGCTAAGGCAAAAGCTGGTGAAGACAAACTCCGCTCTTACTTTCCATAAGGCGTCGCCATGACCACCGCAACCGACATCGTCAATCGCGCTCTTCAAGTCCCCGGCACTCGCACGAGCGTGACCGATGCCGAGCTTGCGGGAAACCTGACCAACGAAGCAATCCAAGCCAACCTCATTATCGACAACACACGTCGGCGATTGATTCGCATGGCGCCTTGGAACTTCGCGACCAAAACCGCCAACCTGATCTATATCACCTCCTCGCCGGGGACACCTGAAAACACCATGGCGGCGACAACTCTCTGGCAACCCGGCCAGCCGTCGCCGCCGTGGAACTACGAGTACCAATACCCCAATGACTGCCAGAGGATGATCCTTGTCATCCCCTCAACGCTAACAGGTTTTGCCAGTGGAGTCCCCATCACCACCGCGGTGACTGGTGGAGCATCCAGCTTCTGGCAAGGCCCGCCGGTCAAGTACAATATCAAGAACGACACATTCTATCCCGTCACCGCTGCCGCGATCGTCTCTGGCGGAACCGGCTACAACGTCGGCGACATCATCTACGGCCCGGGGATGATCAACCCGACCAACGGCGACATCACCTGGACCCAAGGCATTCAGCCTTATGGCGGCCCGGTTCAGCTTCTCGTTACGAGCGTGAGCGGTGGCGTCATCACTGGCATCTCCGTTGTCAGTCAGGTCAACAACACCCAAACCGCGCCATTGCAGAGTGGAGTGGCCCAAGGGCCTATAGTTGGAGGCTCCTACTTCGCTCCATTGCCCAATCCCATTAGTCAAGCCTATACCACAGGCACTGGCTCTGGCGCGACCTTCAATCTTACCTTTGGCTCTCCCTCTCCCCAACGCGTCTTGCTCTGCAATCAAGAGTTCGCGATCTGCACCTATTGCCAAGACATCACCGATCCCGACATCATGGACGAGGCCTTCATCGAGACTTGGTCCCTCGTCCTTGGAGCGCGCCTTACCATCCCTCTCACCGGTGACAAGAAGCTCGCTAACATGGCTGTCCAAGAGGCAAACCAGATCATCGCGCAGGCCAGGGTCGGGGATGGTAACGAAGGCCTCACTATCAATGACGTGACTCCCGATTGGGTCCGCATCCGCGGCATCGACTTCCCCTCGCCATATTCCGGCCCCTTTAGTGGCTTTGATTGGGGCGGCATGTGGCCGATCTTTGGGTGATTCTATGACTACACTAATCATTGGCGATAGCATCGCCGTTGGCATTGGCATGGTCCTCAAAGGCCTTGTCATTGCCAAGGTCAGCATGTCTAGTTGCTGGATCGCGGCCCATGTCCCACCACAGCACTTCGATATCGCCATCATTTCCTCCGGGGTCAACGATCGCCCGGGCAGATGCAACCGTCAAGTCAGGGCCAAGATCAACGCTGACCATGTGATCTGGCTGAACCCAATCGGCTGGGGGGTGTCCATCCCCGCCCGCCCCGGGGACCGTGTGGTCTCCTTTCATGGCAACCCCCACCCCCGCTCTTATGCTAAGTTGGCCAAGAGGCTATGACTGAAACCCACGTCCAAGCCTCTTTCAACTCTGGCGAATGGGCCCCGCAGCTCTACGCCCGAGTTGACATCCAGAAGTACCGCTCTGGCGCGGCCTTGATGCAGAACTTCTTCGTCGATTATCGAGGAGGTGCATCAACGCGCCCGGGGACGATCTACGTCGCGACGGCTCATGACTCAACGCATCCCGTTCGTCTGATCCGTTTCCAGGCTGGATTTAACATCGGCTACGCCCTTGAATGGGGCCAGAACTATATGCGCGCCATATTCCAAGGCGCGGTTGTGGCTGGCTCCCAAATCTCTACTCCCTATGCTGGTGCGGACTTAGCGCTGCTCAAGTTCACCCAGACCGGGAATGTGATGATCCTAACACATCCCAATTACGTTCCTTATTCTCTAACTTATGTCTCATCGACGAGTTGGATCTTGGCCGCGATTCCCATTGGGCCAACAATCACCGCGCCAACTGGAGTCGCGGTTACATCCTCTCTACCTATTATCGTCTACGATCCATATCCAACCAATCCCGTTATTGGATATTCCTACTACACCTATGAAGTCACCGCGGTTACATCCACAGGACAGGAATCAGTAGCATCCACCTCGGTTGGTGTAGGCCCCAGAGCCGACATTCGCGTCTTCCCTTCTTACGGATCAAACCAAATCACATGGACGCCAGTTACCGGCGCGACTTTCTATAAAGTCTACGCGGCTAACATCTCCACCTTTGGCGTCCAGCCCCCAACGGTGCAATTCGGCTACATCGGCTATAGTACCGGGACCAGCTTCGTTGATAGCAACATCGCCGCGGACTTCTCACAAGGCGTCCCTGTTGGACAGAATCCCTTCGGCGCGCCCGGGGTCGCATCGGTTCTGGTCACAGCACCTGGGACCTACACTACTACTCCAGTGGTATCCTTCGGAGGGACTCCAACCACTCCTGCCACGGCTTTTGCTGTTCTTTCGGCAAATGCGCTTCCAACCATCACCGCAGGAGGTTCTGGCTTCGTTGTCAATGATACCGTTGGCTTTGGCTTTGGCATCTCAATGTTGGTGCTAACAGTCTCCTCGGGCGCGATCACCTCATGGGCCATTCTAAGCCCTGGATCTATCACCTCTGGCGCGACTCCTAGCAACCCATTAACGCAAACAAGCACCTCAGGAGTCGGCACTGGCGCTACCGCAACCGTTATCTGGGGTGTTAGCCAAGTAGTAATGACGGCTCCTGGGGCTGGTTATGGCACCGTGCCGTCAGTGATCTTCACGCCTTCAGGAGCCACCGCTACTGCAACGCTCCAGCCAGCCTCAGCAGGTAACCCCTCTGTCTGCGCTTTCTTCCAACAGCGCCTTGTTCTTGCCGCGCCCGTTGCCTCCCCTCAAACCTTCTACATGTCTCAGCCCGGGGATTACTACAACTTTAACATCCATCAACCAGTGATAGCCTCTGACGCGATCACTGGAACTCTTGTCAGCAATCAACCCAACAACATCAAGTCGATTGTGAGTGTCCCTGCTGGCATGCTGATCTTCACCGATCAAGCAGCTTGGGTCGTCAACGGCGGTGGTAGCTTCCAAGGAGTCAGCGCGGCAGTCAGTCCTGAGAACATTGTCGCAACTGCTCAATCCTTCATCGGCGCGAATGACATGCCGCCGATCATCTCCAACTATGATATTCTCTTTGTCCAATCTAAAGGAAATCAAGTTCGAGACCTTGCCTACAACATCTACTTCAACGTCTTCACTGGCACTGACATCTCACTGATTGCTTCGCATCTCTTCTATGGCTTCTCCTTAACCCAATGGGCCTGGGCAGAGTCCCCCTTCTTCGTAGTCTGGGCCGTCCGCAACGACGGCGTTCTTCTTTCCTTAACCTTCCTCAAAGAGCAAGAGTTCCAAGGCTGGGCGCATCATAACACTACCAATGGCGTCTTCACCTCCGTCTGCTCAGTAGCTGAAGCAACAACAGATGCAGGAACGGTTGATGCGGTTTATCTTGCCGTTACCCGTACCATCAACGGCAGTAGTGTTCAATACATCGAACGCATCGCGGATCGCGCATTCCCGAACGGACTCATTTCCTCCTGGTGTGTGGACTCGGGTCAGCAATACTCAGGCGCGCCAACCTTAAGCTTCTCCGGTGCCACGCATCTAGCAGGCCAGACCGTCACCGGACTCCAACAAGATAACCTTGGCAACGTGACTGCCATTACTCCCTTTGTGATGCCGCTCTCAGGGGCCTTCACCCTCCTCGCGCCGACACCTCCCGGGGCCACTGGCTACACCACTGTCACCATCGGTCTCGGGTTTGATTGTAACCTCCAAACCCTCCCTCTAGAGATCGGGGAACCCACAGTTCAGACCAAGACCAAAGTCATCAACTCAGTTGTGGTGCGGGTTGCCGATACCCTTGGCTTGTCGATTGGTTCCTCAGCTTCGACATTGACTCCAATGAAAGACCTTGTTACAGGGAATGTATCCTCGATGCTGACGGGGCAGCCATCACAGATTGTAGCAGGACTGGTTGATGGGGATGCATTCACCACTCTGGATCCAACGTATACTGTGCCGGGGCAATATTACATTCAGCAATCCAATCCATATCCCGCTACGGTGCTTGGGGTGTTCCCAAGGTTTAACTCTGAGGGAAGGGAACGTTAATGCCATATGATGATAATCCATCCTACGAGCAATTATTGGGTCATATAGAGCACCATAGGATACGGCAATGGCTGGAGGAAGGGGCGCGACGGGAGGATGCGCAGACCATCTTAGCCGCCATTAAGCGCTTGTCTGACGCGCGACTTGAACGGCGCTTTGCTAGGATGCTACTTCAAGAGAATAGTCATGGTTGATAATACCACACTTGGCGAGTTCAGTATCGGGGGGACACTTCTCGGTTCGCTGACGAGTGCCCTTGGCGGCTACGAAACCGGCCAAAGCGAAAAGGAGATGTATGATTACCAAGCTGGGGTGGCAAGACTTAACGCAACGATCGCGGATCAGAATGCAGAGTATGCCTCACAGATCGGTGAGCAGCAGGCGGGGCTCTACGGCTACAAAGCCGCGCAACAGTTGGGTCAAATCAAAAGCGTTCAGGCTTCCCATGGGCTTGATATTCGCTCGGGCTCGGCGGCGCAGGTGCAGGCATCACAGAGATTGGTGAGCGCGACTGACATGGCCGCGATTCGCTCCAACGCGGCCAAGACCGCCTTTAATTATCGCAATCTAGCCGCGGGGGATATTGCGCAAGCCGGAGCAGATGTCGTTGCAGGACGCAATGCTGCAACAGCCGGGATGATCAAGGCAGATACGTCTTTGATCGGTGGCGCCTCCGCGGTCGATCAGCAATGGCTACAGGGGCAAAAGGCCGGTCTTTGGGGTGATCCTAGTCAAAGAGTTCAAGGCTCTACCTTTGGTGGTGGGTGATGGCTGATCGCGTTCCATACACTGGCACTCCTGAGGGAGCACAAGCCCAAGGCCCAAGGTTTGAGCCGACGCCGGAGTTCCATGTCGAGGCTCCGGCTGCCGCCTTTGGCACTAATATTGGTCAGGCAGTCCAAGGTCTTGGGGAGGTGCAGGAAGGTGCGGGTAAGGAACTCTTCCAGCGCGCAATGGCGTTCCAAGACCTGACTAATCACGCCACTGCCAGAGGGGCATCCGTTAAAACTGCACAGGAACAGGCGCAACTATGGGCCGACTTCGACTCCAAGGGAGGAATGGCTGCTGGACCTGAGGCTCTCAAGGCTCTTCAGAAGAATCTTGATGACATCAGAATCAAGAACGGTTCTGACCTCAACCCGATGGCGAATGAGTATTATCAAAATGATGCCTCCTCGACCCAGAGCCGTTTATTTATCTATAGTGCCAGCCACAGTGCCCAAGCCTTAAAGCAATACGATCTCGAGACCATTCGCGCCAAGCAAGATACTAACAATCTCCTTATCACCAGCCAGCCACATGATGCTCAGGCGACTGAGAAGGCCTATGCCGGGAACGCGGCCGCGGCTACTCTGCGCGCCCATCATGGAGGATACTCCCCAGATTCAGACATTGCCAAAGTAGACTTAATCACAGAGAATAGTAAGACCTCCTATGCACGTATTCAAGGCTTTGCCGATCGCCAGAAACCAGCGGAGGCCAAAGCCGCTCTTGATGAGGCTGAGAAGCAAGGGCGCATCTCCGGTGAATGGGCGGATAAGGCCCATAAGCTTGTTGAAAGTTCTCAGGCCGATTATCAATCGAAGGACATAGTCAACAAGATTCATGATCCAACCAAGTCTGAGGCGGATAATATCAAAGCGGTTACTGATGCTGCTAACAAAGCTGGGTTGGATGCTCGGGGGGTTGATGCCACGATCGCGCAAGAGCGAACTAAGTATGCCGTTGATAGCACTATTAAGAAGCAGAATCTTGATCGCGCTGTCAGCACGGTTAACAAAGCCATACTTGATAACACTGGTAAGACTCCTAGGACACTTGATGACTATATGCAGGATCCTGATTACAGAGCGGCCTTCAAGGATATTAAGGATAATGAAGATCGTGCTGGGCAGACACTGGAGGAACTCAATAAGCTCAACTTGCAGACCATTGAGAATGATAATAACCTGACTGATAATAGAAGATCCGTGGCTACACAGTTGACCGGGATGTCACATGATCCTGCTCAGTTGGAGGATTTCTTAAAGCTAAATCTTAGGAAAGTTGATTTAACAATGGATCAACGAAAGGAGTTTATGCGGCTTCAAGATAGTATGCGGATTACTGGCTCTAGTGCGGGATTCCATGATAAAGCCACTGAGCAGGTGATGTCGGATATGAAGCAGCAGATTACTGATGGCATCGGCGCTAGAGGAACTACTGAGTATAATGAGTTCAGGGGCGCATTGCAGGTGGCATTCGATAATGCTCGCGAGGCCGGGAAGGTCATTGATCCCAAGATGGCCACAGACATCGCGACAAAGCTGTTGCAGGATAAGGTGATCTCACCGGGGTACATTTGGAATACAAAAGGCCACGCCTATCAGCCATCAGACGCTCAGGCCGTAGAGATCCGACAACAGCATCCGGGGATGAATCTCTCAGACGATGATGTTCAGAAGATCTTCCTCAAGAAGTTGAATGACGTGTTGATCGATAAGGGATCTACTAATGCCCCCGGACAATGATATAGTCGATCTACCTCCCGGTACGGACTATCGCGATGCTGGGGCCGCGGTCTTGCGTGGACATGCTGCATTGGCGGTGGTTAATGCTAATGCAGATGCCGATGCCGCTGCAAGATCGGCGCAGCTTGGTGCGGTTACAGGTGCCCCTAGCAATGTCATCAATCTCGACCCGAAGCGCTTTGAGGAGAGGCTCAAGTCTCAGGTCGCGCAGGGGATTGTTGGTGGCAATCAAAGCCTAGCCCAATATGCGGGCTCGGATCCAATGGCATCCATCGTCAGCAATGATGATTGGGGGCATTTAGATACGCTATCAGGATCGCTCAAGGCCCTTCGCGAAGCAACGGATTTGCTATCACCGCGCTTCGAGGCAGGCGCCGAAGGCCTCATCAAAGGCGGCATCGAAGGTCTCAAGGAAGGCTGGGGAGAGGGGCCGCTGATGCCCGTCACCGCGGCTGACACAGCCAGAGCGATCCCGGCCCTGGACCCATCAAAATCACTTTTAGGTGGGATGGAGAACACCGCTCTGACCTCTGCGTTGAACGTCGCTGGGGTGGCCTTGAGGGGGCTCTCTGCGGGCTTTGAGGCAACCACTGGCGCGATTGGTGGCGGGATCACAGGTCTAACCGGAAGCGAAAGCTTAGGGCGCGAAGCCAAGGCCCTAACCGAATACGAGATGATCAAGCCGGAGCACGCGCCAGGTGGGCCGTGGATCATGGCAGGGAAGGAGCCGCCTGCCGGGATCAATAAGGAACTGGACACTGCTAAGGCCAAGCATAATGAAGTATTGTTGAAGAGCCTAGAGGATTCCTCAAAGCTGGTTCAGCAATCAACCACGTGGGAGCGATCACCGGAACTCTTTAAGAAGTTCGTTCAGCAGCACCTTGGGGATCGATCAATCTCAATCGCGGGGGATGCAGTCAGCGCGCTCTATGGCGATAAGCTCCCCGAGCCTGATGATGGCAAGCTTGGCTGGGTGCCGGATATTCAGCAGAAGCTGGATGCTGCCAAATCAAGCGGGGCAGACGTCGAAGTCCCCCTCGCCGACTGGCTCACACACATGGACCCTGCGGTCGCGAAGGGTCTTCACGACAACATCCGAATGTGGCCTGAGGGGATCACTGCGTCTGAGTCAAGGGTGACGCGTCCTGAGGTGCCGCCACCTGAGCCGTCAGCTATCAGTCAGGTCAGGCAGGCATCGGGGTTGGATCCTGTCTTCCGTCCCGCGCCGGAGGCGGTTGCACAAGCATATGCTAACATCAATGAGGACCTTATAGGCGGTGCTAATCGTCTACGCCGCGTTGAGGAGGGTACAGCTTCTCGTAAGGATTATGAAGAGCATATCAAAGGCCTTCAGGAAGAGATAGATTACGTTCAAGGCCAAGGTCCTCATGCCGTAGACTCTCCTGAGTACGGACACATTCAGCAGCTTAAGGAAGAATTAGCGGCTACAGAAGCCAAGCTAGGAGGGGCTAAGCCACAGGCACTATCGGCTGCAAGGTCAGACTATCCAATGTTGATTGGGCTGGATGCTATCGATCCCAAAGCCGTTGGCTTGCCCGAAGGGCATTGGCAGCATCTGCAAGAACTGGCGCGGGATCAATATGCTGAGGACGTTAGCATTGCCGAGCGTCGCGCTGAGCGTCAGCAAAAGCAAGAACAAACGGCAGAGTGGAAATCAAACCGCAAGGACATGGAGAAGGAAGTCGAGGCCGACCTCCGCGCCCAGCCACATATCGCCGCGGACATGTTCATCGGCGCGGGGGAGCACCAAGGCGAGAAGATCCAACAGCGCTTCACCCTTCGCGAAGATGACTTGAACGATGCCCAGAAGGCCGCCCTCCCTGCGCATTATGTTTCTAAGAACGGCCTTGGTGTTGATGACGTTGCTGCTCATTTTGGGTATGGATCTGGCGATGCAATGGTTGATGCGCTGGCCGCGCATAACGCCTTGAAGGCAGGGCGGTCGCCAAATGAAATGCTCAGGAATATGGTCAAGCTTGAGACCGATCGCCGGATGATGGCGAAGTATGGGGACTTGCCATCAAATATCCTCACAGCCGCGCATGATCAGGCTCTTAGTGATACCACCTTGAACATCGTCACTCAGGAATACCAAGGCGCGGCCATGTCGGCTAAGGTCGAGACGCTGACTGAAACTGCCATCAAAGACGAAGCGAAGCGCATTGCAGATGCTATCACCAATAAGGACGTGAACTCAAGAGCAAAGCTCGCTGAGGTCTCCAAGAACTACAGTGATGCCGTTAAGGGATTGCTTGAGCAAGATCCAAAGGCAACAGTGATGGCGTTGCAACGCCGTGCCATTGGCGCTCATGTTGCACGAGAGCTCCTCAATCGAGAGAAGGACATCGCTAAGACCGAAGCGTTGATGAAGAAGCTGGCTAAGTGGAAGGCTCCGGGGAAGAACGAGGTTAAGGTTGTTGACCCGGAATATCTGAATTGGGCCCATGTCATTATGGATAAGGTCGGGCAGAAGGTCCGGCGCGGGATGCAGACTGTTGCTGAGGACATCGCGGCCCGTTCGGATAAGACCTTGGGTGACTTTGTCGCGGCTAAGCAAGCGATGTTGCGGCCGTTGGACATCTGGGATCAACTCACCGAAGCCTCTTGGAAGAGGAACTGGAAGGACCTTAATGGGGAGGAAGCCAGAGCGGTGGGCGGCAGCCTTCGCAGCCTCGACTTTCATGGTCGCGATGAACTCAAGATCCAGAGGGCGGGAGATCTTGTTGATCGCGCTGAAGCCATCAAGGACATGACCGACAAACTAGAGCGCCTTCCGAAGATTGAGTACACTATCTCAGGAGAACGCGCAAGCTGGATCGGCAGACACACCAGTCAACTTCGGACCTATCTCGCCTCAGTGACGCAGATGGAGACCCTTTTTAATTTCATTGATAAGTTTGATCAATGGGGGCCGTGGAATCAATACGTGATGCGGGACCTTATCAACGGCGCCAATCAAGCTGAGTCCTGGGCGAAGGAGTTTACCAAGAAGTTGGAGGATGCCTCGAAGGCGGGGCGGGAGGGAGAGGGTCGAATTGATTTGTCTAGAGAGGTGGACAATCCACTCTTCCACGTTCCTCTAGATGATGGCTCCGGCTTCGGCCCGCTCTTTAAGATGACGCGGGAGAATCTGCGGATGGTGTTGCTGAATGCTGGGAACTCATTCGGCGCCAAATCAAACTTGATGAAGATGGCTAAGGGATATGGCCTTAAGCCCGAAGAGATCATGGCGTGGCTGCATCAGCACGCCACGAAGGAAGATTGGGATTGGGCGCAAGGCGTGTGGGATGGTGTCTTTGAGGGCATGTGGGGACATGGCGCGTCGATGTATCGGTCGCTGACTGGGGGGATGACTCCGGATCGTGTCAGGATTGATCCAATTCAAACGCGCTTCGGGGAATACCGCGGCGGATATATGCCTATTGACTACCATTCAAAGTTCAAAGGCGGACCTAGGCTAGACATCGATAAGCTTACTCAAAGCAACTATCAATCCGCTTTGCCTCAAGCCTCATGGGCTAAGGAACGCACAGGCGCGTCCGGACCAATCAATCTCGATATGTCTCGATTGCCGATGCTGATCACGCGGGAACTGCATGACATCGCGATGCGACCAGCACTTATTCAAGCATCAAAGTTGTTGATGGACCGCCGCGTTCAGGATGCTCTTGCATCCAAGATGGGGATGGAGTATCGCGATCTGGTTACGCCGTATCTCAGAGGCGTTGCTAATCGACAGAACTATCTCACGACTCACACTTGGTATGCTAACTCAATCTTAGAGCAATGGCGGAAGAACCTCGTCACCGGACTAGTCGGCTTCAATCCCGGCACGGTCATGAAGCACCTACCAACGGCATTCATCCTATCAGTGCGGGAGGTGGGCGCGACGAATATGCTTCGGGCATATCGCGCCCTTTATGACGGGGTGAACCCGGAGACAAGCCTAAGCAATCACGACTTCGTTAATGGGCAACACGAGATCCAGCGGCGAGAGCGGAATTGGGAGGAGACACTCTACGGCGAGATGCTGAAGGAGCGCCCAGGAGGCCGCGGCCAGACTTGGTCGGCGCAGTTGGGGAGGCTGTCTGCTAAGCCGGTGGCGTATTCGGATATGCTCTCGGCCAAGCCCACATTCCTAGCAGCATATACAACCGCGATGGAGGAGGGAAGGAGTCATGGTGATGCTGTGTATGCAGGGGAGAGGGCCGTTAGGCGTGCCCATGGATCAACCTCACTGACGAACCGACCAGCGATCATGCGCGATTGGAACCCTTGGTTCACCTCGGTATACACCTTCTTCAATGATATTGTCAATCGGCAACTTGAGATGCTATGGCGCGCTGGGGAGATGACGCGAGATGTCAAAACCGAAGGTGGATGGGAAAGCGCTAAGACTCACGCTCCCGCCATCGCGGCGACGCTCTTTGCCTCGGTGATCGCGCCTGCGATTATTGAAGAATTGGTCTCCCCATCAGGGGGACCGGATGCAAAGCATGAGGGCCTTGGCACTAAGATTTGGAAGGGAGGCGCCTACACTTTGGCCTCCGGCTTGCCGGGAGTCCGCGACTTTGTTCATGGTGTCTTGTATGGCACCGATCCAACTCCGGGAGGCATGGCTGTCACAGGCGCGCGGATGGCCGAGAATGTCTATCGCGATGCATTCAAGAAGCAACCAGTGTCACCTGCACACGCTCAGCGGAAGATCAAGGATTCATCGGGCCTCGCCGCGATGCTGACGGGACTGGTCACGCAGCCGATGGGCAACGCGACTGCATTCGGCTATGGCGTCGAGCATGGCACAGAGCATCCAAAAGGCCCTTGGGGGTGGCTGGTTGGATCGCGATATGGAACTCTCAAGGGGCACTCACCAACGCTACAGGACTGGTTGTCAGGAAGGACTCAATGAGCGATGACGGTGGGACAACAAATATCCTTCGCGATATACTAGAAGGCCTCGGCGCGACAATGATGGCAATTGCAGGATATATCGGGGGACTATCAATCAACTCAGCGCGGAAGCTGGCGGCGGCCATTGAGAAGCTGGACTCGCTGAAGGACACAATGTCGGTGTATAGATCAGATGAGTTGATGTATCGAGTTGATTTTATCCGAAGGCTGGAGCGGCTGGAGCGGGTGGAGAAGGAGAGAGAGGATGAGCCCTGATATACTGGCGGCTTTGGCAATTGCAATCGCGCCTACTATTGCGATCATTGTGAACTCGATAATTATCTGGGTCACTGCTAATGGCGCTGCAAGGAAACTGGAGCACGTTGCCGAGATCACAGATAAGACTCATACTATTGTCAATAGTCAGCGGACACTTATGATGGAGCAGATTGAAGTCTTGAAGGCTGAGATTGTTAAGCTTCATGCAGAGATCGTTGCGAAGGGGCCTTAAGAAGATTGCTGTGGCGGCTTCGCGGTGAAGTAACGCACGCCGCTTCGGTTATCTACCCCCAATAGATAAATCTTTCCGCTACGTTCCATAATGTCAATAACGCGACCGATCGAGTGGATTGGAACGCGATCAGTGCACCAGCGGATGATACGCTGTTCTGAAACACCATGCTCTTTCTCCGTGATGCTGATGAGGTGGAAGATCTCGTCAATTGCTTGGGCATCGACGTTGGTGGAACCTGCCTTGAAGATGTCGGGCATTGTTAGTTCGGCTTCGATTAGCCAACCTAGAGCGCGATTGAAGTCCTCTTGCGTCAACGAAAGAGAGTTTGAACGATCGATTGAAGATACCATTGATAACTTGTAGAGGTGAGTCTTTCTTCTGGTGATGTAATGAATGAGCTTTGGATGGTTGGGCGTCGGAGGCTCACCGAGGGCACGCCAATTGTTGACAGCGTCACGATACTCGGCTGTAACGTGAAACTGTCCCCAGAGATTGGCAATGGCAGCGAGGTCGTGCTTAAGAGCGCCCATCTTAACGCTTTCGCGTGGTGCGAAGTCATCTCCAACAATCCTTTCATCTGAGAAAACCATTATTATTCTAGACGAGAAGCCCATTCCCCAAGCCTTCTCCGGCATGAAGCTGATGAGGTTCTGTGGGGTTGATCCAGCAAGGATATTGACCTGAGGGGATTCAATAGGAATGTCTAGATCGTTGCCTCTGCGCTTCTGGCGATAGGGCGTTGGATCATAGAACGATGCTAAGCCATCAATCATCTCCGGTTCGTATTTGTGAATGAACGCACCAAGTTCATCCGCGCAGATATACAGACTATTGAATGAGACTGGGTCCTGTCCAGGAATGGCGATGGTGGTCTTGGCTTTATTCATCGCGTCGACTAGGGCTGCAAAGGTCATCGAGATTGGCGCGAGATGGAACTCGCTTAGACCTTGAACTAGCCTCCGGCCAACGCCGATGGTCCTGGACTTCCCTACTCCAGGGTGGCCGATCACAAAAACGTACAGATTAGGAAACAGATTCGAGCTCGTCCGGACCCAGACTCTCTGCGTCACCGTCGCGGCCAACACCGAGATCGCGGTCCAGCGTCGATAGATCAATGGCGCGTCTAGGTTTTCTGTCGCTTCGATGAACGACTCGATCCATGATGGCAGTTTGCGATCGTCGACGCCGGTCGTCCGATCCATTATATTCCCGAAGGCCGTCGGGGTTTCTTTGTTCATCGTAATGTCCCTTGTTCCAGCCGACTTCAACGTCATAGGGGATGGTTAATGTTCTTCCGTGTGCGAGGGGGATGGGGACTGGGAGGGATTGTTGGATAAGGGGGATGATGCGGGATTCGTCGCGTTCGGGGTACATAAAGGTTAGAGCGTCATGGTCTTGGAACATTAAGATTGCAATGTTCTGCTTCCAGATATTGAGCATAGCGGTATTAACGACGTAGGACTCAGTCTCCTGAGGATCGTAGGCGAGGGCTTCTTTAAGCAATTTCTTATCACTTGGGCGCTTAAAGAAATAACGCCTGCGTCCCCCAAGGCTGGTGAGGCAGCGCTTTGTCTTAAGCTCATTGCGCGTCCAATCAAAGCGCTGCTTTAGTGCTGGAAACGCTTCGAAGTATTTTGGTTGGAACTCGGCGATCTTGTCAATGGGAAGCTTTGTCTCTAAGGCGATGGCTGCTGCTTCTCCCCCGAAGTTCGAGCCGTGGCCAATCTTTTTGCACATGAAACGGTGAGTATAATGTCGGTAGAATGGGGTTTCTGCGAGATGCTTATCGCGCCGAAGGTCTCCAGTCCATCCCATGTGAGGCCATACGAGGCGAGCAACTGCTGTGTGCACATCTCCAGACTCCACGGCGTCGAGGTAGGTGGAGTCGTTGAAGAGGTTCCAACAGATGGCGCCGACGATTTGGGATTGACAGGACTTGGCATCGAATTTAGCAAATTTGAAGCCTGGGTCCGCGATAAATATTGATCGAAGAGATTCTTCAACATTCTGTAGGTTCCCTCCGGTCCCAAATTCTGAGAGACTCGAAGAAAATCTTCCCGTACTCGTTCCAGCAATGTTATAGCTTGTTCTAATTCGTCCGTCATCATCGATCTCTGTTCGTAGGACTGAGAGCTTTTTGCCAAGCTCGGACATCATTCGCATATGCTTGACGATCTGAGTCGCGATTGGGTAGATCTCTAGTTCATCCAGCGCGTCATCGTCTGTGGTGGGGCGGCCTTGCTTGCGGATCGTTGGGAGGCCGAGTTCGGTGTAGAAGAGTCGCTGGCGATCTGGATTAGAGCGCCAGTTGAAGTCATGCATCCCCACGCCTTCGATGACAATGCGATTCAGGTCTCGTTCGAGGACTTCGAGCGCTTCCCAGAACTCGTCAATAACCTGAGCTTTTCTAGCTTTATCAATGAGGCATCCTCGCAGACCCATCTCCAATACAGGTCCCTGTAGGTCGCGCTCGAATTGATAAGTTCTAGATGTGATGTCATCGAGCTGCGATAGCATCGGCTCAAGGATCTCCGCCGTGCCACAGACGTCGAGGCCGTTGTATACTTGATCACGATCAAAGCCTTTCAGCGTGAAGGAGTCGATGCGGGAGGTGTTGATGATTCTCACTTGCTAAGGGCCTTGGCTAGCACCGCATCACATTCATGACATGGACCATTCCAAAGCGCCCTTCCCTTTGCCAGCCGCTTTCGAGCTTCTTCAATCGTTGTTAGGAGTGCCAGTTCTCGAGAGGATAGGCAATCTGAAGGCACCACGTTGGCAAGTTCCAAGTATAGTTTCATTAAGGTTTCCATCAATCATCTCTCTTTATGGTTTTGTGATGGGCCCCAAGATTCTTCCAAGCGCATTCGTCGGCGAAGAGGGAGCCGCAGTAGCCTAGGCTCTTAAGCGACTCAGGTTGAAGGCTATGCATCAACAGCATCGTATCGTGCACCGCGCCGAGGACTTTTATTCCGACTGATCGCCAGAGGAAGGGGATGTCGTAGAGTCCGTTGTGGAAGACCTTCTTGATCGTTGGGTCCTCGAGCACTGAGCGGATAAGTTCAATGCAATCTCGCTCAGCTTGTTGAGTCGGCCAATAACTTCCGCTCTTTGTTCGTTCGTCATCAAATGGCACAACAAGGGCAGACTCGGATGTTCCAAAGCCAATGCATGTAATCCGTGAACCTGTCGTCTCAATGTCCGTAGCGAGTACGCGATCTCGATATGAGGCCCTGTAATTGCTGAACCATTGGGCAATGTCTTCGAGGGTGGGCTCGATCCAGATTTCACGTGAGGGTCTCCTGAGGTCGGGGTAGCGGGATTCGCGTAGAGCTTTCTGAAGGTCGGCTACGGCTGTGGGGCGCAGGCTATATTGGTATAGAACAGCAGCAGGATGATAAGTAGGGAGAAGCTTGTAATCGCTAATGCAGTGCGTTGATAAGAGCGTAGCGCCGCGCCACTTTGTGATAGCCGTTCTAGCGCTGAGAGCCCACAGAGGAGTATTGCCGAGACACACCACCAGATTAGGATTGAGAGCAAGAATCTCGGCACACAATCGGTCGAGTTCGGGTTCAAACTCAGCGCGAATGTATTTAGATCCAGTGAGGGCTGGATAACCTGCAATAGCGGTGGACTTGCCGCCGCAGAAGAAGTTAAGGTCGTTGCCGGGAGGATGCTGTTGGAAGACGTTAGTGCGACGAATGTGGTCGGCATGGCGTTCCCAGATAGAGTTGGTGTGGGCAGGGTTGCGGGTTGAGTAGAAGGAGGAAACGTGGTGGCGGTCGTGGTTGTCGAAGTGGATGATCCCCGCGGTGTCCATCATGCGGAGGAGTTCCATCCCCGAGGAGCCGACGAAGCTTGCGCCGAAGACGGCTTCGTCCTCGCCTTGGGCTTCGCCGATGAAGAGGATTGGTGGAGTCATCTGCTGCATAGTGCTTGGTACTTGTTGACTACTTCTAGTATTTTATCTAAATGAACCTCAATCCAACATCCACACCATATACAAATAACCGGATGGGATGCTATTGGTGACCAACGATACCAGTCACCTTCTAGATGGAAGATAAAGGGCTTGTCGTAGCGGTTCACAGATGCTCTCCCTTCAACCACTTCTCAACTAAGGTTGCATACCCTGCCACATCGTGCCAGTTGTCGCTGTGCTTGCCATCGGTTGAGAGGATGCGCGAGAGCTTCAGCGCAATCTGATCAAGGGCTTCTTGCTGAACTGGATGCAGATCCCACCAACCCTTTGAGGAATGGAGGGTTTTCTTGAAGTCTTGTGAATAGAACGCGTTATCGGCAAAGCTGCCGTGGGTTATGTGGCGCTCTTGGAGGGTCTCAATCACACTCATAATCACTCCTTGACCTTGGCACTAGCAAGTGCATGAGACCATTCTCCTATGGTTCCCTCCCAGACCACTATTTTATTCACCATTATGCGGACCACGCCGTTAATTGAGGAGATTGAGAGCATGAGGACTCCAGAAGGAAAAGGATTGGGAGAACGGAGATGCCAATCAATGCCCTCCCAATCAAGTCTACCAACAGCGGTCAAGGCATGGTTGGAGAACCCGCTGCTGGATCGGGATCACTCCGCCGGAGCGGTCTTGTTGACGCGAACGAAGGGCTCTTTCGTTGTGTCGGGTTCGTTCGTCTCGGGATCGCGGGGGTATTCGTGCTCCACGATGCCGAGGACCTGTGCATTGACGACCATATCACAGCGCGAGGTGCGGGAATGCTTGTCGGACTTCAGATCAATCCCGCAATGCTCATGGAACAGGTCGAGACGAAAGATTGAGTCCTCGGTCTTGTAGAAGGTGATCGAGGTTTTGAAGCCATCGATACCACCGGCCTCTTCGAGGGCGTCAGGGTCGACTCCATCTTCGGCCGAGAGGGCACGCAGCGGGAACTGAACGAAAGGGGTTCCCTTCTGTTTGGACTTGCCGTGGGTTGGCGCGCCGACGATGAAGATGTATGGGCCAACGGGACGCGCCTTGGGCTGTTCAACATGGTCTGGACTCTCGTCCATAATGGAGGCGAAGTTGGGGGCTTTGGTGAGGTTGGGGGTGCTATCGTTCATTAGGAGGATACCTTTGGTGTGATGATGATGGAGATCATTTCATGCCCAGCCATACGAACAGTCTCACGAATGACTTGAATGTTCTTGTCTGGCCATGCGTCTTTGAGGGCGTTCTTTATTAGGCGTAAGGCTGTGGACTTGCCAGAGCCTGGTTCGCCGAAGGCTGAAATGGTGAGCCTGAGTTTCATGTCATGCACTAATCCTCTTGAGGGTGTGTCGGGCTTGGGGTTTGCTTTCGCTCGGCTGCCCGCGTAGCGCGGCGAATATAGTCGCGAGGCCAGTTTCGATGGGGAGGTCTCCGGTGAGGGAGGCGTCGTTGGAGAGGTTCACCATTCGATTGGACTCGAGTTGGATAGTGCGCTTGTCGTCTTTGTTGCGGTAGTAGACGACGTTGGGGAAGTAGGTGGGGAAGCGAGGGCTCAACTTGGAGCCGATGCCTTGGGGTAGGATACGAGTAGTGCCGTCATCGAGCTTCATGTAGACACCGTGGCCGATCACGATGGTGTTGATTGAGAAGCTTGGGCTGGTTATCGTGGCGATTTGCTTCTCCATATCATCTTGAGAAGACCAATAAGCTGCGCGCCCATCGTAGTCACCTCCGCTCTTTCCGGTTTTGGGGGTGGCTTGATCGTGTAGGTTATATGCAGCATCACACCATCGGCTAAGAGAGTCAATGACGAGGATGTGATCATCAGGCCACTCGGCGGGGTTACCGTAATCCTCTTCTCCATCCCGCCAGTTGTTAAGGAGTCGAAGTGACTCCAGCCAAGCAGTTGGCTTTCCCGCATAGTCTGTGCCTTTCATGCCGACTTTGAATTTGTCAATCAGAGAGATGTAGTGGACGTTGTCGGCTTTGTCGGGGCAGACCTCGAGGACCTTGCGCCGAAGGATGCCAAGAAGGTTGTCGAAGTCGAGGATGAAGAGCTTGAAGTCGGCTTGGACTAGGCTCACGAGGGAGCCGGTCTTTCCTGTTTTGCTTTCCCCAAAGGCTAGGAGTTTGACGATGCTTCGGGTTGGGTGGCTACTTAGGGTGGGCATTGAGCAAGACCTTTGTGTCGAGTTGTGGGATGGCTATGTCAAAATTGTAACGATCGCTCCATCGGCAATAGCGCCGAATAGATCTAGGATATCTTTCTGTATGGCGCAGAGTCATAAGATTGTACTTGAAATCCCAAAGGAAAGCATCGGTTTTTATAATACTCTTGCCATCAAAGCCGATTTGACACAAGCCAAAGTCAAAGCTGTGTAGCAGATCTAGATTGGACACTTTATTGATAAGTATAACATTAAGAGGCAACTCCCAATTGAAGGATAAAACAGCGTTGACATACTGCATACCTTCATAATCAATATCTGATTCTCCCTTCTGTTTTGGCCATGATGGTATGTGAGTGGTGAAGAAATCTAGGTCCTTTACCTTAACGCCGCAGTATAGATCACGAATGGCTCCTCCAGCGAGGATTGCTTCTGGATCTAGTTCCTGAAGTTCGTTAAGCTTCCGGCACCACTCGTCCGGGATGATCAAGTTGCTTGGAGTCAGCATGGGCTTCTACTTTCTGTATTGTGATCTTGACGCGATCGCCAATAGCTAGTCCGTGGTCCTTCCAGAAGAAGTATTCATTTAGCCCCTTTGGAAGGAAGCCATTGACATGAATATCTTCGATCTCGGACCAGATAACGAAGCGCGGACCGATAAGGATGGGGTTAGGATCAGCCATTTTGCAGACTCTGTAGGATGATTGCTTTGCCTGTTGGGGATAGATGAAAGCCAGTGCCCCAGTCGGTGATGATAGAGATGCCGAATGGCTTTAATTTCTTTCGCATCTTGCATATCGTGACGTGTATGGAACTTCTCGCGTCGGACGGCTCTTCGTTGAACATGTATATTAGTTCCACTAGATGTTCAAGGGTTACTGTATTCTTGTTGGATAGTAGCGCTCCCATTATAACGCGGCCCATTACACTTAGACCCCACTCAGCCGGCATGAACTCAGTTCGGGCGATGAGTAATTCTTTTAACCAACGGTTCTCCGTTTCAAGGCGCTCTATCTTGGCTTGAGTGGGTTCCATTTCTGATCCTCTGGGAGTTTGATGAAGTCGGCGCGAAGGAAACGGTCGCGCACGGAGGGGGACTTGGAGCAGATGTCGCGGAAGGGGCAGCCAGTGCGGCCTTCGGCTTCGGAGCGGTAGTTGGAGCAGCCGGATTCGCGCATAGGCCAGTAGTTTTGGGTGGCATAGGCTTCGTTCTCGCGGAAGAGGATGGCAAGGTCGTTGAGGAACTCGTCGAGTTGATCTGGAGTGCGATAGGTGAAGCCGCGGGTGAAGCGATGGGGTTCTTCGAGGAGGATCTGGAGCGCGTCAATCGCGACACCGCGGATGGGAGCATTCAGCACCACCTTTCCCGCGAGGGTGTAGAGGGTCATTTGGGTGTGGGGTTCGAATTGGTTGAAGTAGAAGGATGAGGTGGCGGTGGTGGTGGTTTTGTAGTCCTTTACGAGAAGCGCGCCATGGAGGGTCACGACTTTGTCGAGGTGGCCGGAGAGGATGTAGGGTTGCGCGTGCTCCATTGTAGATAACACAGTCATACGTTCGCCGTACTCGACTTCAACATCATGAGCAATCTGCGATGCCTCTGGCCCCCAATCAAGCTCGAACTGGAAGCTTAGCTCTACCGCCGGTTTACCGTCTGCCATAATGTAGGTCTCGGCAGGATCGTTAACGTGAGCGTCGAGGTAATCAATAACAAGCCCAACGAGATTTGAACGATTCTTGTACTTCCCGACCTTTGTAGACTCATCCACAGTCCAATTTGCTGTCCTCTCCATGAGCTCGCGTACAACGTCGTGAAGTGCATCTTCATGCTCAATGCCGTTGCTCCTTGAGATGTCGTATTGCTGAAGCGCAAGGTGCACCTCGATGCCGAAGCGAAGGTGAATGCTCTCATCCTTCGACGCCCAGCCTTCAATGTGCTTATAGTAATAAAGCCTCGGACACGTCTTCAAATCATTAATCGTGGTTGAATCAAATGCATACTGAATCTTAGTCCCTGGAAGGAATGGGGATGGTGAATGCACGTGCTCAGTGCTCAGTGACTTGTCATCAATGATGAGGGAGTCGATTTCTTCATCTAATGTCATCGTCGAAGTCTCGCTGATCGTGGAAATCTAATAGACTTTTCTTTAGGTCTTCTACGTTGTTCATGCTACCTATGTAGATGTAGCTGTCTCCAGCATCACTTAGTTTCATGTCACGGGCTACCTCTTCCGCAAATAGCCGAACAAAGTCTAATGCTTCGATTAGATTTTTAGAGATCATGACGAGGCCTTTAGCTTAAACAAGGGCTTGGATGCGACTTTGGGTGTGGCTGACATTAGGACATCTAGGGCTTGGATCACCTTAGCCGCGTCAGCGCCTTTGGCTTTTGGCACTTTCTCTCCAGAAGCCTTGCGTTGGCGCATCTGGCGATTATAGGCAATGACGATGTCGATGTCCTGGGCTGGGATCGGTGGTTGTTTGTGGTTGATCTCTTCGATTCGCGACATCAGGAGATCGAGGGGGCTAGGTTCGGACATTGATTGGCCTCAGCATTGCAGCGTCAACAGCATTATCGCGATATGCTCTCAGTTCATAGGCAAAGGGCTCTTGAGCAAGCTCATAGGCAGTCATGATCAAGCCTCGAAGCTCGATGTCAAAATCGCGGCCTTCATAAGAGCGAGGGCAATAGCGCTCGATGAATGCATTAATGCGCCGGTTGAAGAAGTCTTGCTTTCGGAGACGCTCTAAGTCATGAGGGGTTAGGTCACTCATCCTTATCAAGCTCCTCGTTCTCGAGATCGCGATCATCCCAGCAGTCTAGGTGATAGATATAGCCTTCGTCCTCGTGGGTCTCGTCATCAGGTTCGATGTCTTCACCGCAGTGGTGGCAGGTGGGCTTGAGGTTGGGAGTCATTGCTTGAATACCTCGTAAGGGTAGATCTGATCGCGCTTCTGCATCTCTCGGACGTATTCGTGAACGATCTCGCGGACCTTCTCGGTCCAACCGAAACCTAAGAGATTGCGAAGGTATTCGACATCGTCTTTGCGCAGGTTGATGTTGGTGCGGTGGAGGTCATTGCTGGTCATTAAGGGACTTCCTTCTCTTACGCCATTCACGCATGTAGAGACGACGATGCTCACGTCTCAGCCGTTCTTTGCGTTGAGGAACTGTCTCAACATAATGAACTGTTCCTGAGGCTATTGGAAGTAATGGTGCGAGATTATCTAGAGACAAGACCAATGGCGGATTGATGAGTAGGTGGAGGTCCTTCATTCCGGAAGTTCCACACTACGCTTGAGGATGTAGATGGTGTTGGGGGTCGATGGTACGGCTACTTGGATGTCGAGATCCTCGGTTGAGATGCCGTTGCTCTTGAGCTTGGCATAGAGATCCGTGCGACACGCTTCCACGTTGTCGGTTTCGATTAGGAGACCGAAGTCAAGCTCGGAGGCGGTTTTGATGAGGTCGAAGAGGTAGCCGGGGCGCGGTTCAGGCATGGTGTCTCACCTTGATCACATCTACTGCCAGACCCATGTATCTTGCCCAGATAGCAGCATCAGGGTGTTGACGTGGCATGATACTAAAAGCCCAGTTAATGAGCGTCTCGGCTATCAACATGCGAAGCTCATGCATGAGACGCTTTCCATTTTTCATTAGCGGCATCTGCAAGTTCCTTGTGCGAAAGCCTTAGTTAGGCCATAGCCATCAGTGTCCGAATCATTTTCCCATCCCGGCTCATTCGGGTTTAGACTTACGGTCCAGACTTCATCCTCGGGTGCGGGTATCATATCAGGATAGCGAGTTGCATTCGCCCAGCAGGTGACGTACCATCTTTGTTCAGGCATCGTGCTTGTCCTTAAGAGGCTCTGTGTAGAGAGTCGTTAGGGACTCAACCGAGACGACACTGGCATCAGCGCGCTCGACGTAGACCCACCAATGCGCGACGTCATCATAGCGCGGCTGGCGGACCATTAGCTTGTCGAACTCGGAGCGGCCATGGCGGTGGTCGTCAGGAGCGTAGACGCGCCGATGCAAGGCGCGATGCAAGGCGCGGCATTGGTGCATCCGCATGGTGAAGAGATTGGCTTGACCATAGTCGTCGAAGCTGATGCGGATGCCGGAGGGATCGGCAAGGGCTTTCTCGAAGTAATCGAGACAGTCCTCGTAGGCGTCGAGGTGGGAAGGGAGGCTCATTCAGAGATCCTCATGGTTCTTTGGATTGTGTCTGATTGTACCATAGGTAGATGGGATTGTCAAGCTGAAGGTTTCTCCTGAAACTAATGGCGCTCATCTTTCTTTCTCTACTGTGCCGAGGGCGGCGTCGATCTCAGGCAGCAATTCAGCGACATGTCGAACAATCGTGTCTTTGCTGCTAAACATAGCATTATGCTTGCAGTCGAATATCCTCTGCCGCGCCTTCACCAGCGCCTCACGCATCTTGTCCCCTTCTCCATGCTCCCGCTTCCATTCCTCGGCGGTGCGGAGGACATTCTCTGTCTCCCATCTGTGAGCGGATTTCGCGCTTTCTGCTACGTCTTCCCAGCGAAAGGGTCGTACTTTCGCTGCGGTGCAGCGCTCAAGCATCTCCGCTGGAAACTCCGGCTCAGGGGCGGCGGTCATTGCATTTTTCCTTGACTAAGGTCATTGTGCAACTGACTTTGTATTAGATTCGCAAGTTGCTCTAGATTCTTGTGAGATAATACTAGTTCACTGATCGGTTCGGAAGTGTTATCTGGACGCACGTCAACGAATTGAAGGCGCGCTGTGGAATCTGGGTACATAGTAAGAATGAATCTATTTGAGAGAGCCGCGATCATTGCATCTTCCCTTGGCCGAGTTTGAGGACTTGGGCGTGAATGCGGTCCATTAGTTCAGCGATGCCGCGCCAGCCGGTCGCCAAAAGCTCGTCCTTTTTGGTGTCCTCGGTGCGGAGGAGGTGGGAGATGACGAGGGCTTGGTCTTGGGCTTCGCGGATGTGGTGCATGAACTTTGAGAAGGCTTCGGACTTTGTGACGTAGCCGCCGAGGGTTTCATATTTGCTCATTAGGGTTCCCTAGGATTTGAGTTTGAAGAGGGGCTTTGAGGGCGTCATAGGCGTAGCGGTGAGCAGGTTGGCAAGGGCAGCGTCGAGATTGGATAGAGCGCAGGTTGGCTGGACTAATGCCTCTGAGATCAGTTGCGGATCGCGCTCAAGGGCCTCGACGGCGAATGTGATGGCGTGGTCTGGGTTGTGGTCAGTGCCAAAGCCAACGGCATAGGCGATGCTCATGGAGTCCCTATCAAGGCGACGGCGGATCAGAGCTTCCCACCAACCGCGCTGTGGTCCGCGAAGGTAGGCAAGCTCTGTGCCTTCTGGGAGGGAAAGGTCAACGAGCATGGTTAAGATACCACGTGCCAGAGTCGAGATGCATCGGAATACAACTACCATCATTGAGCCTTAGCCACCAACCACGGGAGTCGTGAAAGGCATGAGGCTTACGCTTATGTATAGGCTCCACTGTGAACTTGGTTGATGAGAGGGCACGGATCAGATGTCGTCCTCCCCATGCCATGATGGTGTTAGCGGGCATGGCGGAGGTGCTCATCGCGTGCTCGGAGTTGTTTTACGGTCATTTGAGATTGGTCTTTGCTGACTGACCAGTTGAAAAGGGAGTTGCGGAAGAACTCCCTCTGCTTTGGGGATAGGCGGTCAAAGCGCCGCATGATGCGCTGGGATGGGGACTCAGTGGTCATAGTTGCTCTGTCCACATGATGTAGAGAAGACTGAGGAGGCTGATAACAAAGCCTCCTCCAAATAGATTGAGCATGGGCCAGATAGGCAAGGTTATACTAAAGCAGCCCTCTATGGTAAGACCCACAACTAGATAGATGAAGGCACATAGCATCAGAGTCAAGGCTATCTTTAGCCCGGTCATTTGCGCAATATCGCTTTGAGGGCCAAAAGAGCCCGGTCAGCGGAGGCTTGTTGAACAGCGTCCCCGGGGCCAGTGTTGAAGTTGGAGCGATAGTCGTTTGGCACTGTGTCGATGTAGTCATAATCACAGCGATGGGCGCCGATTAATTCCAGTAGCAGATGCACGCCACGGGAGTCATAGTTGTAGCGGGTGATGTAGGGGGCTTTTCCGTTGTGCCCTGGAATCTCGATGTAGATGTCAGAGCCTGATGCCCAGATCTTGAGGGCACGAGGTGGGGCGGCGGAGGATGCGAGGGTCATTGCTAGAACCCTCCAAACATGTTGCGTTCTTCGGCGCAATAGGTCTTGAGGACGTGGGCTTTGATTTGGCTCTCAAGGGTGTGACGGCGATGATAGTTGTCAGCTTTGACTGTGATGTAGTCAGGGATGCCATCACTATCAGGAACGCGGATGCGTGTTGTGGGCTTTGCCTTGATGCAAAAGGCGATGCGGAGGCGACCGAGGCTGAACCAATGAATGCCGCCGATTTTGCGATGGAGGGTCATAGCGTCCCCCTATAGGCTTCTGTTGCGAGATAAGTGTCACCATGAGGGTAGCAAGCAAGCATGAGGCTGCTATCAGCGGTACGGACCAGATACCAGCCGCTGCGCCCATTGTGTTCCTCTTTGCAATCATCAACGTTGGCGTTAATGATCGCTGATGCTTGTCTATGGGTGATTGGGCGACGATAGCCAATCAGAGTTGGATCGTCTGTCCAATCAGGATCGCGTCTTAGAGTCTCGATCTTGATGCGTCGGGTCATGAGGGTTGCTCCATTCTGGAGGGGGATGATTGACGCTGTTCACACTTGGCAACGATTTCATTTCCGCCGTGGTATTCCTCATAGAAGCCGGATTTGGCAACGTTGCAGATGGATGCGTCTGGCATTGGGCCGATGTAGGCGTAGAGGGTGCCGGTGACGTAGACTACGAGGTAGAACATTGGGGGTTGTTGGGTGAGGTTGTTGGCCTCACCCATCTCCGTTAGGGTTAAGCGCGCTTCATAGCATAAGCTCGCTTCAGAGCATCATTCTCGTCCCAGTTGAACGTGACCCAAGGGGCAACGTCGTTCCCGGCCTTGGCCCAAGAGAACCATTCCTCGTCTTTGGGCTTCTCCCAATAGGGCTTAGGCAAGGAGGCAGCGGTTGAGTTGACGGCAGGAGTGTCGGCTGACGAGGATCCAGTTGCTGGCGCTGCAACTGCTGACGGCGCGTCCATCGACGACGCAGTAGGGCCCGAGGCACTCTGATCCTCTGGCGAGGTTACGAAAGGCTCTCCACGTGTCGGCTCGATGATGCTATGCTCACCGACCTTGGTTTCGATAAAGCCTTCACTGTGGATGAAGGTGCCGGGGAGGTCAACAGGGCCACCAACCTGTTTTTCGGAGTTCGTAGTCGTTGAGCCAAGGTTCGTATCCGAAGACTGTGATGCTTCGGTGGACGGCGTAGGGTCCGGATCATACGTCTTGACCCCCTCAACGGTGACGGGCTCTCCAATGACCAGCTCCGGCTCCGGCTTTGGTGGTTCCACTAGCTCCATTGCCGCCGTGGCGTTCCCCATGACATCCTTGAGTACAGATGCCACAAGCGAAAGCTTAGACCCAAGTTCGCTGTGCTGAAAGGTGGCTTGGGCTAGAGCGGCCTCCTTTTCCTCCAGCTTGGCTTTGAGATCGCTGATCTCGGCTTCTCGCTGCCAGAGGCGATTGGCGAAGGACTCGGCGCGATCATGAGCTGCTTTGGCCTCGGCGATCGCTTGGTCCTTCTCGGCAATCAATGTCGGCCTCTGGGCAAGGGCGTTGGCCCCTTCCAGAAGCTCGGCGAAGAGGCCGGTAGTGTGAGGTGCTTCGATTGACATTTGGGCTTACTCCAACTTTGGGCTTTCATCGGGCTCTATGGGCAGGATTGCCCGTTAGCCTGATCTCGAAAGGGAGAGCTGAGGGGGACGGGAATGGAGAACCAATCCCCCTCAGCGGACCAAGGCAATCCTGAGCATAAGAGTAGATGGGCTACTCCTGTGTACTTGCTCATTGCTTATTGAGAGGTGATGCTATCACTTAGAGATGCTCTCAACGACTTAACGTTGTCACCTTGGGACGTCTTTAGCATCCTGAGCTTCTGTGGGCTGGACTGGGATGGATCTGGCCGTGGGGTACGAAACCTAAGCGGAGCCGTCTTCGCATCTCGATCAATCCGTTATGCCTAGTGAGTGCCCGTTGCTGCTTAAGGTGCTTAAGGCACGTGCTCAGTGCAGCCCTATCAATGGGCTGTGTGCTGAGGGTTCTGCTGCGGCCGGGCCGGGGGGACTTTGCCCTTGCCTTGCGGCCTTGGCATTCCCGCCTGCTTTGCCGAAGCCTGATCGCCATCGACCTTGGATTTGGCGGACTTGGCTTTCGCCTTGGCTGCCGCTTCGGGACTGATGATAATCAGAGAGGCAAGGTCCATTTCCGACGTAGTCGAGGTGCGGGAGGCGATAGTGGCCTTCGCATCAGCGAGGTACTTCGGATTGGCCTCGATTTCCTTGAGGGCCAGTTCGGTCCACTTGGATGCCGGGACAGCGCTGAGGGGCTTGATGCCTTGGGCTCTGGCACGGTTCTTGAGGACAGCGATGGCTTGGCGCTTGGCTTCGGAGAGGATCTGGCGATCTTCGGCGGAAGCCGGCTTTGCCTTGGCCTTCGAGGCGTCGTATTTGACCTTGATCTTCCCGGCTTTGAGGTCTTCGAGGTTCGCTTCGGCCTTGGCAAGTGCCGCAGTCTTGGCGTTGTCGAGTTCCTCACCAACGAGTTTTGTCGGTGCAGGGAATTTGTCAGAGGACGACATACCAGCATTGAGGAACTTCTCAACACCGGCGCCAATGATCTCAAGCTGAACTTCTGCAGGAAGGTCATTGAAGAGATCACTGTCAAATGAGAAGACCGCAGCCTTCCCACCCTTAGCAATCGGAATTTGAAGCGTGGCCATGAGGCGTTGCATCCTATCCGGTTGAGTCCCATGTACACTAACGGGGCGTAGGTCGTGCTAGGACGTCCTGTTGCTTCGTTCTATGGTACTTGAGGACTTTGTTGTGCACCACGGGATTGTGATTGCACGTGCATTGGCATCCTTGGATGTGATGCCAATGGACTTGCTATCACGATTCCATCATCTTAGCAAAGTCGCTATTGAACCGCGCTTCGATCATTGAGCTTGTGTGATGTTTGTCCGCGCCTTCGCCAAGAGCGGCCATGTTGATGACGTGTTGCTCATGTCGGCCTCTGGAGTCTGAAAGCTTGCCACAGATGCACCAGACACGAGCATATCCCTGACGCTGGGCATTGCGCTTGATGTGATCAGCGATCATGACGTTGCTCCCTCTTCAATGCCGCCATATCAAGGATTAGCACACCGACGACATTGAGCCCGAACCAGATAGTGATGATTGGGATGATGATGTGGGTCATGACTCAGCCCTCCAGTATACCTTGGGATTGTTGACCCATTTGCTTTGGGTATACTTGCCAAGGTCTTGCTCATACTCAATGCCATAGGCCGTCTTGCCGAACATATTTGTGTACTCAATGATCCGCATCACTCTTGGATCATCTGCATAGTAGCCATTCTTGGCTACAAGGAGATCAATCATTTCTTTATCGTTGATTGTTGCCATCTTATTGCTCCATTCCTATCGCCACGGATTTGCGGCGACGATCAACAGTCTGCGCCGCGATTGTGGCGGAATTATGACGGCTCGTGGCACGGATTTTGCATCGCGCTCGTCAGCGCCTGTTCGTAGTCATATTTATTTAGTAATGCCTGCCATTCTTCATCAGTTTCCGAGTGATAATACCAATGGGCATAGATATACCATCTGAACCAATCGACTATATCCTTATCGCGATCAGATAGGCTTTTATATTCCGCATCTGTCATTGGCATTGATATGTCCAGCTCTATCAATTATACCATCAAGTATATCACCTACTGAATTGATTGTCAAGCCCTCAGACATTCCCCTTAACCAGTCTGATCTCCCTGAGACCTTCTTCCGAACAACCCCTGACTCTGAGATCTGAAGTAATACCGACCCATTCCCGTTCCCATCCCTACTACCTATACCTGTTCTAAGATTTTTTTTTTTTGGAAGATACCCCTAAGACCATGGTCGGTGCTGGGGGGATGGAGATGGGCCTTGGTCACGCTGAATCTCAGAGTCCAAGGGAAATCGGAGGGAAATCTCAGAGGTGTCTAGGAATAGTCTGCATTTGGCGTCAGGTTGGCGCGCAGGATGGAGATATGGATATGGTGATGGCTTCGGCATATCCTCAGTGATGGCTTCGGGCTTCTGCATTCCAGAAGATTTAATTACTTTCGATTTAATTACTGATTGCCTCATTCCTGCCACATTGCCATGTGAGGCTGTGATTGTCGCGATTATGCGACGCAAATGGAGATGAACATGACAATCGCATTCAAGTCACAGACCTCCGCCGCTGCCGATGCGATCCTTCGCGCTGACAAGGCGAAGCTATCCTGGGCCAAGCTTCCCTTTGCCGATATGCCTCGCGACTTGCAGCAACTCGCCATGGCTGCCGTTGAGGCCGAGATCAACGCTCGCCAAGTCAAGGCTGCTCTGCAACAGGCATTGGATGACAAGGTCGACGCACCCTCTGGCAAGCGCCTTGTGGTCACCCTAGGCCGTGATGTTGGCCCTAACACTGATGGCGTTCTCGTCGCCTGGGCCGCTGCCACCTCTGGCGGCACCAAGGTCATCTCCTTCAACCAGTTCATCGCGGGTTAACGATCGTCCTAGACCTTGGCCCCGGCTCACCCCCGGGGCCAAAATTTCATCTTTCCGGCGCGCCCAGACACCTCCGATACACGATATGCAAAAATCGAACTGGTGTATCTAATAATAATTCTCGGAATTATTCGGATTGGACACGAGAATTTGTGTTGCGCGAGAAGAATGTTCTTGACTTTCGCGCAAGTTTGTGGCATCCTAGAAGGACAATGAAGCACCTCCCTCGCGCATCCACTGGCCCGCCTCCTCAAACCCCGACTGAGTCATGTCCCTAAAGCCCGGTGAACGGCCGCGCAATACTCGCGGCAACCCCTATCACATCCTCGCGGTCCGCCCTCTCACGGAGGCGGACCTTCCTGCATTGCGGGAGAAGTCGGCTCCTTGGGCTCGCATTCAGAAGCTCCGTGACTCCCATCACAACATCGCGCGCTTGATGGCCTCTGGTCTCAGCAATGTCCAAGTCGCCAACGTTGCGGGAGTCTCTCTCGCCACTGTCAGTCGTTATCGCAATGACCCCGCGATGCAAGAGAACGTTGCCCGTTATCGCGATATGATTGACGAAGGTTGGCGCGAAGAGCAAGATCACATCTCAAATATGAGTGTGAGCGCCATCGCCAAAGGCCTTCGCACAATCCACGATCACTTCGACGACGCCGACGATCGAGGCGAACTCGTCCCGATGAATCGCGCCCTTTCCGTCGTCTCGGACCTTATGGACCGCTTCGGCTACGGCAAGAAGTCCGCCAACCTCAATGTGAATGTGAACTACGCCGCCGAACTCGAGGCCGCGATTCACCGCACCAACTCCCTTAAGAAGGTCGCCGCAGAATGAGACGCTTCCTTGCCGCTTTAGCCTTCTTATTGGCAACAATCCCCGCCTTCTCTCAGCAATGGCTTCCTGGGGGCACCGGCATCCCCCTTGTCTGTGCCTATAACTCCTCCCCTCCCACCATTGCTTCCGGCCTCTTTATCTATGCCCAATGCGACACTAACGGCAAACTAATAACTTCTGGAGGTGGTGGAGGCGGAGGCACCTCATCCAACTTCAACGCTACCTTCCCTACCGCGGGCACGGCTTCCGGTTACGAATACCTTTCCTCTCCCCCGACCTACACCTCGGGCCAGATGGTAGCCCCTCTAGTCGATGTCAACGGCAACACCCTCGTCAATATCAAAGCAGGTGGCCTAACCGGCTCCACCTCCAATGCATCCAGCGGCGTAGCGACCTCCTCCACCAATCTACCAGTTGTCTCCTTTCTCTACGGCTTCAACGGCACCACATGGGACCAACTCGGCGAAACTGGCACGCCCAACTTCGCGCTCAAGATTGACGACGTCTCCTCAAACAATCAACTCCACACAGACCTAACCTCCCCTATCGCCGCGCAGTCCACCCACACCGTCAACATCGGCGCGGTTGATTCTATCTCCCCCTATCCCGCCACCGCTGTCCCCATCACAGCCAGCGCAACCGGCACCACGGCCGCCACAACCGCAACCCTCACCGCAGTCACCGGCCACACCACTTATATCTGTGGCTTCTCCATCCGAGCCAACGCTACCGCAGCCGCAACCAATAACGCCACTGTAACCGGCACCATAAGCGGCACCCTCAACTTCACTCAATGGACCGCGCCTCTCGCGTCCGGTCTCGGCGTAACCGAAGAAGCCTTCGTCCCCTGCATCCCCGCCTCAGCCGTCACCACCTCCATCGCTGTGGTCTCAGGCGCCCCCGGTTCCGGTGGCGTTGTCTCCGTTACTGCTTGGGGCTATTCGATCTAATGCGTCTAGTCCCTGTCCTCCTAGCATTCTTAGCCATCGCCCCTCTCCACGCGGGGATGCTTGGGCAATCACGCGACTCAAACTATAACGCCTCTGTCGGCGGTACCAGTTGCGCTGCAGGCGACTACGAACTCGTCGGCACCAGCGGCGTCTCAACGGGAAGCTTCACCCCCCCAAGTTCGGCCTGCAACGGCACAATCAACGTCTATGTGGTTTCGTCGGGCGGTGCGGGGGGCAACGGTCTCACGAGCGGAACTCAGGGCTCCAGCTCCGGTTCGACTGGGGAATACTACTACATCATAGGTGGAACAATCGCGACGGCCAGCACCGGCCTGACAACCTGTGGCGCAACATGCTTCGCGACGGTTGGCGGCGTCGTCGCTTCAGGCGGCACCGGCCAAGCCTCTTGCATCACCACAACCACCGGCACCTGTGCTGGTACAGTAATTTGGAAAGCAAACCCCGGCGTCAGCGCCACGACGACCACCGCAGGCAACGCAGCAGGCGCGGGCACAGCCCCCACAAGCGCGACGAAGGGAGCATCCGCTATTGGCGGAAACTCCAACGCGACGGGAACGGGAGGTCATGGAGGTCAAGGCGTCACTGGTCTGAATGGGAACAGCCTCGCAGGCGGAACCGCCAACGCCGCAGCTTCAGGGGGAGGCGGCGGTGCGGGTGGTAATGATACCTTGACTGGGGCGACGATCGGAACTGCCGCGACAACTTCAACCGGAGCAGCGGGAGGCAAAGGGCCAAACGCGCAGGCAGGTGGCGCGGCGTCGGGTGGAAATGCCCCATCGGGGTCAGGCGGTGGCGGTGGTGGCGGCAACGGCGTAGCGAGCGGAACGGGGGGCTCCGGTGGTAATGGGGCGAACTCAACCACGAGCGGCAACGGTGCCTACAGCGCAACAGTCGGCGCGGGAGGCGGTGGCGGGGGCGGTGGATCAGGTGGAACCGGAACGGGTGGCGCGGGTGGCAATGCGGGTTTCGGTGCGTCTGGTGCAGGCGGGGGAACTGGGGTAACGGCAGGGGGCACCGGGGGCTCAGGCGGCGCGGGCTTCATTTGCGTGACATGGGGCGGGGGGTCGTGCCCATGAACTTCCTCCGCACACTGGTTTGGCTCGTTGGGCTTT